GCGGGCCCAGAACGGCGATCATCTGCAACCGCGCGTCCCTCTGGGCCTGGCGCACCTGACGCTGCTGCTCGGTCGTCTGCGACGTCGAGTACGACTGGATCTTGAGGTCCAGCGCGTAGAACCCCTCCGGCGTGGAGCGCTCGTCCACCCCACCGACCAGGGCCGGATTCAGCGCCGGCTCGCCGCTCTCGGTCGTCATCGCCATGGAGGCTGACGCTCCAAGCGGCGAAATCACGCCGTCTTGCAGGTCCATCAGGTACGCCACGCGCTCCAGGATCTCCCCCAGGAAGTCGTGCCCCTTCTGCACCAGGCGCCCGAAGCGGATGTCGCTCGCGCCCTTGGCCACCAGCTCCGCCGAGGCGGTGACGCCCGGCTGCGTGTTTCCCCGCAGGGCGTCGCCCATCCCCGAGACCTCGTTAAGCGTCGCTTTGGCGTCCTGCTTGGCTACCAGGTGCTGGTTGGTGGCCCCTCCGACCTCGATCGTCTGGATCCCCTTGACCAGGTCGTCGATGTCCTGGACGTACGCCGAGAGATCCTCGCCGCTCGTGACCAGCTCAGCCAACGCCCGCGAGCTGGTCACGACCATCCGCTTGTAGCTCTCGATGCTCTCGATCAGCGCCAGCGAGACCCCATTGAGGTGGGCGACCTGGCCCTTGACCACGGTGAGCGGTGACACCGGGGCCGAGTCGTTCGGCAGAAACACGGCGCCGGCCGACACGTAGGGCCCGTCACGGTGGCAGAAGCAGGGCTGGGGCTCGCGGATCCAGCCCTCGTTAGCCTGGTTCTGGGCGAGGAAGAACAGCGTCCCGTTGTACCCGGCCTCCCGCCACGAGCCGGCCCCGAAACGCTCGCGCTCGGCCGGCCCGAACGGCAGCTCGTGCTCGGCCACGTGGATCGTCCAGTATCCCAGCTCGTTGCGGCGGTTCACCTGGTCGGAGTGGCGCGCAGTCACGCGCGCGTCCCGGCGGGTGGGCTTGAGCTCGCGCAGCACCTCCGCCGACCAGCCGTCCTCCGGCCGACTCGTGGCCCGTTCGATCAGGTCGTCGAGATCCTCGTAGTCCAGGTGGCCCGAGAACCGGCGCCGCCCGCTCACCAGCGCCACCGGGTCCCACACGAACATGCCGGGGTAGATCCTCTCAGCGATCACCCGCATGCGGCCCTCGGCGTCGTCGGGGTCGGGGTCGGCCCGGACGCAGCAGGCGCCGTAGCGCAGGGCGTAGTCGGTCAGCAGCTGCTCGTTCAGAAGGCGCATGCGGCTGCTCTCGACCCAGTGGTTGAGCGCGTACTCGAGCGCCTTGGCCCGCCGGATCGAGTGTGGATCGATCCGAGACGTGGCGACGTCCACCCTGGGGTTGCCGGACGTCAGGTAGCCCAGCCAGAGGGTCAGCCACTCGTAGTTGTGGTTCTCGGGGTCGCCGTCGCCCACGGCGTCCTCGGCGCGATGGTGCGGGCCCGAGAGCCGGCGCACGTCATCGTCGAACCCGGCCATCAGGCTGCGGGTGTTGAGCTCGGCCAGGCGGATCTCCTCCGCCAAGCCCTTGACAGAGAGGTCTAGTGCCAAGGTGCCAGGCCGGCATCGGCCACTATGGGGCCGTGGGAGGGGCTGTCAAGGGCCTGGGCGCCTGAGAAGCCGTGCTCCACGTGCTACTCAGCGCCGCCGCCCCCGGCCCCTGGCGCGCGCCTGGCGCGCCTGGAACAGGCTCTCCGGCGTCCCAAAGGTCGCGGCATGGCTCAGCGGGTGCCAGGCCGGCTCCGGCGCGGGCGGCCCGCTCAGATCCCGGTCCTTGACCCACCTGAAGACGTAGCGCGTGGTGTCGCAGGCGTGGTTCGGGCACTGAGGATCGGGGTCCTCGGCCCGGTCACGGGGCACCGGCTTGCCGTCGGATCCGCTGGGGTAGACGTAGCCCTCGACCTCCTCGGCCAGCCCGATCGGCCGGCGGGCCTGCACCAGGCCCCTCTCACGCGGCCCACGGTGGTTGTCGCGCAGGACGTAGAGCCCCCGGGTGCCGTCTGGGCGGGGGTCCAGGCGGGTCCGCACCTCGTCGATACCGGCCATCTCGGTGCCCCGGCGCACCTTGTCCGCGGGCGTCGCCAGGGCCGGCAGGTCGTCCCGGCCGGAGGCGTGGCGCAGGGCCCGGTTGATCTGCTCGGCCAGCTCGGGGTCGTGGTCGTGGATCACGCGCACCACGGGGGTCGTGCGGTAGATGTCGGCCCATTGCTCGGCCCACCAGGCCCGGGTCTGACCCGTGCGGTAGAGCTCGGAGACCATGTACCCCCGGCCGTCCGCGTCGAACCCCCACACCAACCACTTCAGCTCGATCGGGGCGCCGGGGCTGACCGGGACGCCCGAGCCCCAATCGGAGACCGCCAGCAGGTACTCCCCGGTGTCGTCGGCCCGCCACAGCCGCCCGGTGACCAGGTGGACGGCCCGGTCCCAGTTGGACCACACCTGTCCCTGGTGCGAGCACCAGACCCCATCCAGCAGCCGCCGCCGCGTGGCCCCGTGCATCCCGCGCAGCCCCGCCAGGTACTCCCGGCCGCGCTCGGTCCAGCGCCCGGCCCGGTGGTCCCACAGCTCGGGGTTGTCCCTGTGGCGGCTCAGCAGGCGCCTCATACGGCGTCTGGCACTGCCGCCGCAGACCCGGCCCTCGTCCTGGTCCATGCGCCCACAGACGCTCTCAGGGCCCTCTAGGCCGTCGCCACAGACCCTGCAGCACCACTCATCCGCACGGACGTTCAGCCAGTGCGTCGCCGCGCCGGGGTTGGTGTCGGCGATCATCTGCTGCCACGGTAGGGTCCAATGGCGGTTGACCCGCAGCAGCTTGATCCAGGGCTCGGGGTCCATGACCTCGTTGGCCCCCTCGAAAAGTACGACCACGTCGTACTCGGCGCTGTACGTCCGGGCCGGCTCCGAGAGGCCGTGCAGGACGATCTGTGCCCCGTTGGGATAGGTGTAGCCGGTCCGGTAGGCCCGGGTCTGGTTGCCGATGGCCGGGTGGTCGGGCCACAGCACCCGCTCCTCCCAGGTGACCAGGACCGACTCCCGCAGCGACTGCAACGTGTCCCGGCACCACAGGATCCGGACACCGGGGTAGTGCTCGCACAGCCAGTTGCAGTACTGCAACACCGCCACGGTCTTGCCGGTGCCGGCCGGGCCCTCGAGCAGGATCTCCCGGTCTCGGCAGTCCCACAGCGCTCTGGCGGCCCCGTGAGGCGTGTACGGCAGCACCAGCACGTAGGCCTGGCGCTCCTCGTCCCACGTGGGTTCCGCGGCCGTCGTCACGGCTCTGGGTCGTCAGCGCGCTCTAGCTGCTCGGCCCCGGGCCCCGTCAGCTCGACCCGCCGCACCCGCTGCACGTCGTGCTCGATCCGCTGGGTCACCGGACCGTCGATCCGGTCCAGCCAGATCCGGGCCATCTCAACCTGCCCCTTGGTCGCGTCGCGCCGGCCCGTCAGGATCTCGTAGGCGATCCGCACGGCCTCGTCGGCCTCCTCGGGCCGCGCCCTCAGCAGCCGCCGCATCGCCTCGGTCAGGCTGACCGACCCTTTGGGCCGCCCGGAGGGGTTGCCGCTCTGCCCGGGCTTGAACTGATGGCGCACCAGGTGGTCCGGGCACTTGTTGCTCCGTTGCTCGCCTGCCACGCTGCCGACCCTACTGCTGAGCGCCGTGCGCTGTCCAGTGGGGTCAGCGAGGGCGTCGCGTTACGCCGTCGTAGCACCGTGGGCAAGACTTGCCCGTTGTTGACCAGCCCTTGTGGTGGTGTTGGCGGCGCGGTGATGGCATAACGCTTTACGCCACGTAGACTTACGCGCGTCCGTTGGGATTTTATTGGCATGGTATGGTGCTTGCACTCCTGTCTGCCGGACAGAGGCCCCGCTGGGGGCCGCGAGGCTGGGCCCGAGGGCCCTTCAAAACCCAAGGAGACGACATGGACAAGTTGACCGCCAAGGGACCCGTGCTGCCGCCTGAGCAGACCATCCCGCTATCGCAGCTGCAGGGCATCGGGTACCGGATGGCCCGTGCCTGGCTCCAGTACCACGACGCCTACTACATCATGCTGGGCGACGTGCGGACCAAGGTCGTGGCGGACCAGCCGGTCCGGGAGGTGCGGCCGTGAGACTCTACTGGATTGACCCGGCGGACTGCGGCGAGGACAGCCCGGAGGACGTGCGGCAGTTCCGCGCGCGCGTGCAGATGGCCCTACCGGACGGCTGGACGGCCGAGATCGTCGGAGAGAGCGACCACGAGCACGTCAGCGATCCGGCCCCGCCGGAGATCGAGCGGGTCGTGGAGCTGTGCTGGCAGGACCACTGTCGAGACGACGGCGAGGTGCGGCCGTGAGCGCCCGCGACCTCGGCCTGGGCGTCACGATCTGTGACGATCCCCGCGTGCCTGCTCGCGTCCTGGCCTTGGCCGTGAGGCGGCATGGACGTGGCGCGCACTTCGAGCGCGGCGTATGCCGTGGGGCCGGCAAGGACCATCGTGGGCGGCTGGAGCCGTGCTCGGCCACGGGCCACGCGCGCCGATGCCGTGGTGGACGTCCGTACTGGCGGCTGCTGCGGCTGGCTGGTATTCCGTCACTGCCCCTCCGTCAGGTCGTCGGATGGGGCTCGACGCCGGCGGCAGCGCTGCGCCACTCGCTGCGCAGGAGACGGCCCGAGGTCTTGCCCTGGCTGGTCGAGCTGCACGCGCCCCGTGGCCGCAAGGTGTACCGCCGCCGGTTCGCCACGCGGGCGGAGGCCGAGGCATGGCGAGCGCGCAACCCGAGCTGTCTCGGTGGGGTGCGCGAGCCTGCGGTGGTGCGGCCG